TGTCCATCCTTGCCGATGGTGGCCACCCAAGCGAGATTGCTGCTGATGAAATCCTTCATTTCCTCTGTAAGCTTCGCCATGATATCGTCCCTTTCGATGGTTGGCTGGCCGGCGGCTTGCAATATTGAAAGGCGCCGGACGGTTATTTCGATGATACGGAGGCGTTGCTGCCGACATGCGTTGTTTCACCAAACGAGAAATGTGATTGCAAATACAAAAAGCCGTCATTGCTGACGCATGATTCGTGCCCACATTTTGCCCATGTTTTTGAGAAATATCGCGATAAGGGGTGAATTGCAGCGAATTGCAAAAGTGGTGGAAACCGTTGGAAATAAAGGAAAAGCCGCCATTTCTGGCGGCTTTCAATCCGTGGAGATGCGGGGAATCGAATCCCGCTACATCAAGCCCGAAAGCCTTACTCCCGCTTGAATCACGCCGCGCTCGCAGTCGTTTTTGGCAACATTTTGGCAACATTTTCCCGAAGCAGCAACGAATCCATCGCCAGACCGACCGCGTCCAGATCGTCGTCGAACAGGTCGGCGTACACATCCAGGGTCATCGCCGCGCTCGCGTGGCCGAGCTGGTTCTGGATGGCCTTGACGTTCGCTCCGGAGCTGACCATGAGGCTCGCCGCGGTGTGGCGCAGGTCGTGGTAGGTGAGTCCGAGAGGGACGCCGGCGCGTCTCTTCGCCCGCCAGAACCACTTGGTCGGGTCGTTCGGCGGCGCGGTGCGCGCCAGATATCCGCCGTCCTGCGCAGGGAACAGCGGCTCGCAGCCTTCCCTCCCGGCGCACCGCTCGCGCAGCGGGGCGTCGAGTGTTCTGGGGAACACGACCTGCCTCGGCCTGCCGGATTTTGGCAGGTCGACCACCACCTCGTGGCCGACTGTGGTGGCGCTCCGTCTGACCGAAAGACGATGTCTGGCGAAATCCACGTCCTCGACGTGCAGTCCGGCCATCTCGCCCCATCTCAGTCCGCACAGGCCGAGCACGAGCACCATCGTCCGCCGGTCGCCGGATTCGTCGGCGAGTCGGAACAGCTGTTCGACGGTGAGGTACGTGTGCTCCTTGCGCTTCTTGCGTGGCGTCTCGATGCCGTCGCACGGGTTGGACGGGATGAGTCTGTCGGACACGGCGTCGGTGCAGATGCCGCGCAGGATTCCGAGGTTGCGCAGCACGACGGTGGCGCTCTTGCTTTCGGCTTGGGCGCTGACCCATTCCTGGATTTCGGCGCGGGTCAGTGATTCGAGAGTGCGCGCGCCCCATTGCGGTTCGACATGGACCCGCCATGCTCGTTCGAGCGATTCGACGTAGCTGGCCTTTGACGAGACGCGCTTCTTGGCTATCCATGCCGGCCAGAGCCCGCCGACCTTCCGGCGTCCGGCCTGCGGATCGATGTACGTTCCGCTGGCCTTGGCGACTGTGACGTGTTCGGCCAGCCATTCCTGGGCGTCGCGTTTGCGTTGGAAGCCGCGCCGGCTGGTCTGCGTGCCGTCGGGTTTGCGGTAGATGACGCGCCATCGTCGTCCGTCCTTGGTGTCGTATGCGTCAATGGTCGCCATCTTCCGCCTTCTTCCGTGGCCTGCCGCCGCCGACACCGCGGCCAGGGCGTTGCGCGTTCCATTGGTCGATGGTCTCGGGGAGCCAGCCGCGCGTGCGTCCGATGGTGGCGTCCGGCTGGGGGAGCTTGTAGGCGCTGACGGCGGCGGTGCTGATGCCGAGGCGCTTGGCCACGTCGGTGACGCTCAGGTATTCGATGGTCATGTCAGTCCTTCCTTCCGGCGATGAGCGCGAAGACGGCGCTGACGATGGCGCATCCGGCGGTGAGCGCGAACGGCCAGCCGAACCATGCGCTGGCGGCGGTTCCGAGCGCGAACACCGCGCTGACTATCGATTCCGTTCTCATGATGTCCCATGGCATAATCGGAGATATGGGGTTCCGGCCCCTAGGTCTGGCCGGAACCCTTGCTCACTTCCTCTTCTTCGGTTTCCGTCTCATCTCCTTGATGAGTCCGGTCACTGCTTTGATGAGGGCCGCGATGCTCGCGACGAGAAGCGAGATGCTGGTGATTATCTCCGATGGTGTCATGTTCACCTCCTTTCCTTGATATAAACTATATTAGCACAGTAAATAAAGTAATGCAAGTCAGAACACGACGAACCACACTCACCAAAATCACCGAAATGTGTCAGGATTATCCAGATTGTGAAGAAACGTTGACGAATCCACGCGCTCGCCTGCAAACTGAAGACTGAAGCAAAGGAGATGCCATGAATGATGACACGGGAATGACCTCGACTCGCTTCGTCGTTCATTACGACGGACCGGCGCTGCAGTCACATGAGATAGACATCAAGAAGCTGGCTCCGTCCCTCATCGCGCTATCCGACGCTTTCGATGCAGTCCAGAGGAGGGTAGCGCCCGGCGCGTCCCTGACATTGAAAGCCCGAGCTACGCAAGAAGGCTCATTCGTCATCGATCTGATGATGTATCTGCAATTGGCGGAAGACCTGTTCAATTCTCCAGCGGTCACAGCCATCATCAACGCATCCACCCTTGGCGGAATAATGATCGACGGCATAAAGACGATCAAGACCTACGCCGAGCATCACGGCACCGAGCCTGAAGTGCGTCAAGCCGACGATGATCCCACCGCAATGCAGATCACGTACCCCGACGGGAAAACGGTCATAGTCGGCAAAGCGGCTTTGAAAATGTTCCGCGACCCGGACTTCGTAAAGAACGTCAAAGACTTCATAGAACCTACCAGAACCAATGGCGTGAATTCCGTCGAGCTTGAATCCGACGACGATAAGATCTCCGTTAACGAGGAAGAGGCTGACGGGATATTCGAATATTGCCACGCAGATGACGCCGAAGCGGATACCAGTGTCGAGAAGCTGCACGTACAGGCGTTGGACATCTCGTTCAGGAAAAACGGCAAATGGCGCATCACGGACGGATTCCGCAAACACATGGTCTCCATTGAAGACGAGGCCTTTCTGGAAAGAATCGCATCGAACCAGGAATCCTTTAGAGGACATGACGAATTCGATGTGCTCATGAGGGTTCAGACAACAATCAACGACGACGGCCAGATGGTGAAAAAATATCTGGCAATCGAAAAAGTCCTCAACCACGAATCAACCCCACCTCCGAAACAAGATTCGCTTTTCTAGAAACCATGCCCTGGCGCTCGCGGTATGCGGGTGGCCGGGGTCTTTTTTTATAAGGAATCCGAACGGGTATAAGGCTCTATAAGCACGTATAAAGGCGTATAACTATTGCACGCACACGCCGGAATCATGAAGCAGCTGCCGATAATCCAGCAACACCTGCACGGTCACACCCAGCTCCGTGGCCATCATCCACGTGTTGCCCTCGTACACCGTCTCGGCCATCCCGTAATCCACGGGACTGATCAACGCCAACGCGGTCTCCCTGCGGCAACGGCGCTCGCACTTCAATCCATACTGCGTGCCGCATCCCGAATCGTGGTGCTTCGCATGGATGAGCTCATGGCAGAGGGTGCAGCGGCGCTGGCGCTGGTTGAGCCGGTCGTGGAGGAATATGGTGCGGCTCGCCTCGTGCCACGCTCCGCACAGTCCGTCCGGTAATGGTTGTTCGATGATGCGGATGTGTTCCTTCCATGCGCGGTCGAGGAAAGCGCCGAGGTCGTATCCGCCGGTGATATGAAACGACCCAGCCTGGTTCGCCGCGCCGAAGACGCTCGCGTGCTGGGTACTGTCACAACCCATTATACGTGGATCAGAAGCCGTGCTACTTGGCGTCGTCGTTCCCTCCATCGTTCTCGATTCCAGGTCGATTCGTTTCCTTGATTTCTTCCGTGGACTCAATGATGTTTCGCAGACGTTCTATCGATGGCACGTCGTCCTTGAGGCTTTCTCTTTGCCTGTCGGCCTCGTTCTTGAGCATCTCGAAGCGTTCGATTTTGCTGTACCCCTGTGATATGTATGCGGCGCTTAGAGCCTCGATGTTCTGGAGTATGACCAGGTCTCTGACCGTGGCGTAGTCGCGCATGTTCCCCTTCCATCCGGGGTGATTCGTCTTCCATGTCGCCGCTTTCATTCCGAACACGGCGAGGTTGATGACGTCCGCTTCTGACGCGTATTCGATACGTTCCCTGAATTTGGACAGGTCCTTGCCCTGGAGCGATTCCTTCACTGCGTCGGTGTGGAGACGGTAGTTCGTCTTGGTGAGTTCTCGCCTTGCGTGCCATTCGATTCCGGTTCGTTGTGCTTCGGCGTCTTTGAGGCGTTGGTAGTCCTTGATGACGAACAGGTGGAATTCCGGGCTTATCCATGATGCGAAAGCGAATGCGATGTCCTTGTGGGCGTATGTCCCTCCGGAACGTCCGCGTTCCGAACGGATTCCGATGGCATTGGTTTTGCTTATCCATTCCGATGCGGACAGGGAGAAGATGTTACGGCCGGATTGGGCCAAGATCGCTGCGGCCGCATCGCTGTCGAACTTTGGATTCGATATTTTCTCCCATGTGCTGAGGAATGAGATGGTGTCCGATAGGCGCAGCCATCGTCGGATGACTTCGCCTGTCCTGTCACTGCTGTGTCTGGCGAGATCGGTGAGACTGATGTAGTCTTCGCCGTTGACGGCGTGAATGGTCACGTCGACATCTTTTGCATGGATTCTTGATGACTTTTCCACCGGCATTTCGTTGTCCTTTCAACGATTTTGACTTATCCACCGTAAAAGTGGTCGAATTCGGTCATTTTTAATAATTTGAAAAAGGTGTATAATAGTAGTTTTTCGCAAAGCCGTGAAATCTGTCATTCGTCCGGTGTTTCGGCTTCAAGATTGCGGTTCATGTCCCTGCTGGCAGCAAGCTCCTGTGGTGGCAGATTCTCGAACCTCGGCTCGATCAGGTCATCGGTGATCCGGGATTCGCGCTCGCGGGATTCGTATTCACGAGCCGTTTCGATGATTTCTTTGAGCGTGGTGACGGGATCCACTTCGCAAGCTTGGCAGAGCAATAAAAATTCTGAGAGTTTGATGGGCGCTTTTCTGCCTTTTTCGATGTCACTAATCCTGACATGACTGACAGCGTTGTTCATCAGATCAGAAATTGCACGGTATGAGTATCCGGAATCAGCGATGATCTTTGCTGCCGCCTGTTGGGAGGCGTAATCAAACGCCGTCCATTCGTACTTCGTAGCCATGTGCACAACGTTAGCACATGTTGACACGCCGCACTTGCGCAAGTTGTAAGCACGAGCTAACATCAATCTCATCAAGTAAGCAGGTGCTTACAGATGGAGGTGAAAACAGATGACGATCGACAAGAAAGTTGACTGCATCAAGCTCGCAAAAGAAGTCGTCCGTCAAACAAGAAATGACGTCCTGATCAGCAAGACGCAGATGACTGACATTGCTGCTCGATGCAATCGAAACCGGACAACTGTCAGCAGGACACTTGATGCGGAGGACATGACGCTGAGCATGTGGTTCGCATCTGTATCGGAAAGCCAGATTGATCCGCTGGGACTTATTACCGAAAAAATTCGTGAGCAAACGGCGCTCGCCAAAGCATGAATCGAAAGGAGAATCCGAAATGAGCATCACTGAAATCGATATTCACGAATTGGCGGAAGAGCAGTTTCACGCGCTCTGTGAACTGATCGGGGAGGATTGCCGGGAGATGGCGCGTCTTGATGAGAACCCTATGCGCGTGTGGTATTCGCCGGGAGACGATTCCACTGCGGTCAGGTATACGAAGATGCTGCAGATTGAGGGCAACCAGCTCGGTCGCATCCTCGACATTACGACCGGCGATACGGGGGGACAGGTTTCATCACGAAGAAACGATGGGACGAATCGTCGGGAAGAGCCCAAGTGATGCGCACGTCATCGTCGGCACCGGCCCACATTCCACGCTCGAGGAACATGAAACTCTTTTCGGAACCACGCGATATGTCACCGAGCTTGTACTCCTTGCCGTCCGAAAGCTCGACCCTCACATCCTTGGCGTCGAACGGATTGTTGTTCGCGACGGAATGCTTGAGGTTCTGCACCTGACGAAGCCCCCACTTCGGGACGGATGCCTCATCCTCCTGGATGGCCGCCTGGCGTTGCAGGGCATCTGACTGCGACTCAAGGGCACGCACCTGATCGCGAAGCGTCGCAACCGTGACATTCGACGCGTCAACCTGCTCACGCAGGAGTTTGATGTCCTCTTCGCGCTCCCTGTTCTGCTCCCTCGAGCTCCTGTGCTCGATGCCCCAGCCAACGATCGTCACAACGAGCGTGAAAACGAATGCGGCGAGCTCGACGCCGTGTTGTGAAAGCCAATCAATCATGAGAACGATTCTAAGGGGAATCCAATGAACAACGAAATCCGAAAATTCAATTTCAAAGGCGCGTCATTGCGCACCTTGACCGATGAGGCGTGGGAACCTTGGTTCGTCGCCAAGGACGCGTGTGACATCCTCGGCATGAGCAATCCATCGATGGCGGTTACCGCTCTTGATAAAGATGAAGTCGCTCAGATTGACCCTAAGGATTACTTAGGGTCAGAAAATCGAAGCAATCAAGCGGTCAACATCGTCTCCGAACCTGGCCTGTACAAGCTCATCATGCGCTCGCGGAAGCCGGAGGCGAAGGAGTTCCAACGTTGGGTCACGCATGAGGTGCTTCCCCAGATTCGCAGGACCGGCGGCTACATCCCCACGTCGGATGCTGATGACGACATGACCATCCTGGCGAAGGCCGTGATGATCGGCCAGCGCACCATGGAGGAGCAGAAGCAGAGGATCGCCGCGCAGCAGTCGCGTATCGACGAGCTTCAGCCGAAGGCGTCCGCGTGGGACAACTTCGTGGACATTCCCGACGCGCTTTCCGTGCGTGATTCCGCGAAACTGCTCAGCAATCTCGGTAGGCCGGTCGGGCAGACGGAACTGTTCGAATGGCTTGACCGGCATGACTGGATTTTCCGTGAGAACAAGCATTGGTCCGCGCGTCAGAGCCGTATCAACGCCGGGCATCTGATGATGGTTCCCTCGAAGTCGCATGGAACGCATAAGGACGGTACCCCGTTCGCGTTCCCGCCGACGGTGAAGGTCACGAGGAAGGGTCTTGCCCTGATCGCCCGACGGTTCGGTGAGGAGACGCTACAGCTCGAATATCCGAAGGCGGGTGCGTGATGGTTCTGCAGCAGATGATGACCACCATCCAGGTGGCGAAGCTGTTCGGGGCTGAGACGCCGGAGGAGATCCGGACGCGGCAGGGGTATCTGGCGCAGTTGCGTTTCCGCGGACAGGGGCCACGGTTCGTGAAGCACGGGCGGATGATCCTTTATCCGGAAACGGCAGTGGCCGAATGGCTTGAGGAAGGCGAGACGAATTGCACAAGGAGCATTGCATGAAAGACATTCGCAAGACGTGCGTGCAGGCGGTGTTCGACGAATTCGAAACACGGGGCGAACTGGTCCACGCGTTCGCGGATGGGGATGCTAAGGCCATGAGGCCTCTCGGCCACATCGTCGGCTACGTCGACCTTGACGTCACCGGAATCGTGGATCTCATCGTCGACACGATCAACGAGGAGCTGTGATGGCACTCAGGAGAATCGACGCGGAAACGCTGCTGACGCCACCCGAACCGCTGAAGGCGAGCGTCGTCATGCTCGGTATGAGCGGATACGCGGTTCGCATCAGTCCGAAAGGCGGGGCCCAGCTCGTGGAACTCCTGCCCGACGGAGTCCGCACGCTCGCATCCATCACCGCGGGCGAGCTTGAGACATTCGACTACCAACTCCACAACGAAACGGGAGGCACCAGATGACCGACAACGATTTCCGTATCGAGGACCGGAAGGAACGCGAGGCGAAACGGCCGAACTATCCGCTGCGCAGGGTCAAGTTCCTGCTCGCGGTCGTCGGCCTCGTCGCCAGCGTGACGCTCATGCTCACCTGGCATGGCGGTAGCCTTGTGGGCGCGCTTGTGGTGGAGGGCGTGTATCTCGCCACCGCGTTGTGGCTGGTGGTACGGTTCGCGCCGAAATACGACGAAAAGGACGACAATCATGCCTAGCGGAGCGGACAGCCTGCAAAAACATTCGAAATACGCTCCGGTCAACCGTGGCAGCATCCGCTACGGCGCATCCCGAAGCCACGGCCACCACACTTCGCCGAAGACATGGAGCCAGGAGACCGGCATCGACCTCGACCGGCTCCTCCACGACGAACGCGAGTACATCACGCGGATGAGACGCCGCACCCGGCGTGACATCGACGTGAAGCCACGCATCCAACGCGTGTACGAGACGATCATCGCACTGCAGATGGAAGGGGTGACGCCCAGCAGCCACAAGGTGGCCTTACGACTCAACATCCCCCGGAGCACCGTGATGGGCGACGTGCACAGGCTCGCCGGCATGGGATTGCTCGTCAACGCGCGGACCCGACGCGGAGGCTTCCTCACCACCGGCAGAACACCCGATTGGAGTGACCTGGATTGAGCCTCGAAACATTAAGCCTGCCGGAATGGCCAATGGTGTGCGAACTCACCGTGCCGGGAGACCCGCAGTCGAAAGGCCGTCCACGCGTCTACCAGGGACACGGCATCACCCCGGCGAAAACCCGGGAGGCCGAGAACCGCGTGTACACGGAATGGCGCAACCAGTATCCCCGCCTGCCACCCTACGAAGGGCCAGTCTGCCTGACGCTCACGTTCTGGACGGCCACACGGCGCGGACGCGACTGGGACAATCTGGCGAAACTGTTCACCGACGCGTTGAACGGCGTCGCCTACCGGGACGACCGGCAGATCATCGAAGCCAGCGTGCACGTGCACCGTCCCGACCAGTACGTGCTCGGCGCGCACGGTAGGCCACGCAAACGGAAAAGCGGCGACCCGCTCACATGGCACGGCCAGCCATACACGCCATGCACGAGGGCCAGCATCTACTTCAAACAGGAATACATACCCAGATAGGAGAAAACACCATGAAAAACACCATGAAAAACACCAGTGAATACGTTGTGCAGACCCTCATCGACGACGAGGACATGAGCGCCGACCTCGCGAGCCTCTACCCGGCGGCCAGCAAAATCGGCGACGCAGCCGCGGCATTCATCGACAAAGCGGACCAGACCATCGAAAAGAAGGGTCTGATGGGCACGCCTGCCGGAACTGTCGCGAAATGCATCGACATTTGCCAGAACGTCGTCAAGGAAGGCGCGGCCATCAGCCGGCTCCTACGCAATCCAAGGACCTGCGACACCGTGATCATCAGCCGACGGTGCAAGGAAACGAATCCCGCCACCGAAGACGACGGCATGACGCAATCGACAGTGGAGGACGTGGCATGAGCAAGCAGAGGGGACACATGCCGTACTGCCGCACGTGCGGACCATTGGGGCCGGCCATGCGAACCACGCCCGCGTTCGACGTCGTGGAAACGCATCGACGCGCCTACCCGCACCACCAGACCAGCGTCATCCCCACCAAAACCAGCATCATCGTGAAAGGAACAAGCAAATGAGCGCGCAGAACCTCGAAACATTGGCCAAACGGTACGTGGAACTGAAAAGCCGCATCGCCGACCTTCAGGAAGAAGCCGACGGATTGAAAGCCGAACTCATGGAGAACCGCGAGCCCGGCGAATACGCGGCCGGACCATTGACCGTGAAAATCAAGAAAGGCAAACGCAACCTCGACGCCGGCGCATTCGAAAAACACTTCCCCATCCAACAGTACGCGGACTGCTACCAGATCAAACCCAAAGCATTGTCCGCGATCATCAAACAGGTCGGCGAAAACGCTTTGCAGGATTGTGTGAAAGTCGGCGCGGCAAGCCTGGTGGTCGAATGATGGGCGACAAGATCACCAGACAACACTTCAACCACGCATTGAACAACGCGCTGGACGCCTACGACAAGTCCTTAAGCGAGAACGTGTATCTCCTCGACGCGGACGACCTCGGCGCTTTTGCCGACATCCTGTACCGCTACCTATTCGACGTGAAATGCGAGGCATGAAAATGGCCAGCGAACTCGACCTTGAAGCCGTCATGGCCGCAAACCAGACCGCACCAGGAAAGATGCAAGCGTCCACGGCGGAGTCGGAGGAGTGGACGGAAATCCGCGGCATCATCGAAGACCACATCACCAACCAGCCAAGAAGCCTGCAAAAGGAGATCGGACCATCGGAGCTCGGCACCGACTGCCTCCACTGCCTCGCCGCCAGACTCGCCGGATGGGAGAAACGCCAGTCGGCCGCATGGCTGCCATTCATCGGCACATGCGTCCACGAACGATTCGAACACCTGTTCAACAGTCGCAAGGACGAATTCACCGTCCCGGACGACGATGGGGGAGAACCATGGGCCGTGAAACGCTTCGAGGCCGAAAGACACGTCGACGTGGGCGAAATCCACGGACTCCACGGCCATCAGCGCATCCACGGCAGCATCGACCTGTACGACGCGGAAAACAACACGACCATCGACTGGAAAATCACAGGCCCCACCACAATCCGCAACGTCAAAGCCAACGGGCCAAGCCAACAATATCGCATCCAGGCAAGCCTCTACGGCATCGGATTGGAAAACGACGGCGAACCCTGCAAAAAGAACGCGATCTACTTCCTGCCCAGGAACAGCGTCAGTCTCGCCGACGCACTGCCCGTCGAATTCGCTTTCGACCCGAAACCCGGCAAATGGGCTTTAAGCCGCGCGCAACTCATCGCCAACCTCCTCGACCTCATCGAACAAGAGGACGGACCAAACGTGCGCGACGCGTGGATCCACGCGCTACCCACCAGCCCGACCCACTGCTTCCAATGCGGCACATGGCCGGACGACCAGCTGGGCGACCTCGCCCAACTGAACCAAGACCAATATCCGGCATTGCCGGACAAATGGCGGCAGGCCACAAGCCTGCTGGAATCCACCTACACAAAATAGAAAGGTAAAAAAAGACAATGTTTGGAACGAATAATTACGGTGGCGGATTCACCCAGCAAGGCGGAGCCAGCTACCGGCCACAACAGGCGCAGCAGCAGTCCGCCGAATCATTGAGTCTCGACGACGTGATGCAGGGAGGCGCGCCCAGCGCGTTCAGCAAGGACGATCCGATCGGCACCAGCGTGGAAGGCGAGATCGTGGAAATCCGCGCGGAACAGCAGACCGACTTCACCACCGGCGAACCACTCTACTATCCGAACGGCAAGCCGAAGCCGCAGGTCGTCATCCATCTGCAGACCACGATGACGGATCCCAACCGGATCGGCGACAGCGGCATCCGAGGCGTGTACGTGAAGGGCTACAACATCGGCCAATTGCGTCTCGCATGCCGTCAGGCCGGAGTCGGCGACCATCCGAACGTCGGAGACCACTTGAAGGCCACGTTCGCCCGCACACAGCCCGCGAAGACCCGCGGTTTCAACGACGCGAAAATCTACGACTACATCGTCACGCCGAAAAAGACCGCCGACCTCACCACCGCGATGAACGACCCGCAAGCAGGCATGACGCAACAGCAGCCAGCCCAGCCGGTCCAGCAGGTGACGTTCAGCCAGCCGGCAGGATTGACCGCGCAGGAACGACAGCAGGTCCTCCAGTTGAAATCCTTGGGCAAGACGCCGCAGGAGATCGCCGGGCTCCTCGGCAAAACCGTTGACCAGGTGGTCAACGCTGTCGGAGCAGGCAGCGGACAAGAACCGGAATTCTGATCGTCAAAAAATGGCAAAAGTCCCCTCGCGTCCCCGTGATTGCAGTCATCTGCAAAATAAAACGTCCACGGGGACGCGAGGGGGACATACGAAAGTCCACCCAAAAATGACGGAATTTCAACGATATATAGAAAAAGAGACAAAGGGACAAAGGTTTTTATATATATGTCTTTTTTGTTGTTTTTTGGTGTGTGTTGTTACGGACGTCCGCGTCCCCGTCAATCAAGGAGGTGAATAGTGAGGGATTATCGCAAATACCAGCCGATACCGGTCGACACTCTGCCAGCCCAGTTCGCCGGCATCTTCCACCTGCTCGAACTGACGTTCACACCGGCAAACGACATGACCATCGTCACGACCATCACCGGACAGAACCTCCAACTCGTCTGCCAAGGCGGCACCGAAACCGACAATCGCAAAAAAGCACCGGTAGTCGCCGCAGGCTACCAGAAAGCCATCTGGGAACTCCGCGAAGGCCATTTACGCTACTGTCCGTCACAGGACAGGCTCTGGCGACGCGACCCCGACATGAGCGACCACGACGGCGGCCGCCTTCTGCTCAACAGCTGGCATCCGGTAAAAACCATCGAGGACGAATACCATATCGGAGCCACGGCCAACAGCAGGGAACGCAATCCGCTCTACAGTGCGGCGATCCTCCGCGAATCGAAACGCGCCCAATGGTTCGACCAAGTGGAACGCGGCGTCCGCTGCGACCCGTGCGTATGGGTGCGCCGCGACGGCAAGGTCGTCTGCCTGCAGGACGTGCCGGACATCGCCGTCACGCAGACGTTCACTCCGGTCGGCATGGGCGTCAAGGCGTTGAAGGAGGCGGAACGCATCCTCCGATGGCTGACCGTGGATGAGAAATCCTATGCGAACCTGTGCCGCATGTTCGCCACGCCATGGCTCGAACCGTTCAAACAGTTGTCCTACGTGCTGTCCGGTCACGGCGGCGATGGCAAGACTTTGATCGCACGTCAGGCGCTGGTCGGCGTGTTGGGCGTCGGCAAGGTGTTTCCCGGTTTCAGCGTGCAGCAGTACTGCAATGGCGGCGTCTACACGTTAGGCCGCGAGTCCATGAACGACGAGATGGACGGCAAGGCCTTCGCCTTTGATGACGAGGCGTGCGCCGTGGATGAGGACATGCTGCCTTTGTTGCGCGCGTTGTCCACCGGCTCGCAGATGAACGCGCGCGTGACCGGAGGGAAATACCGTGTGATCACGCCGAGCGCGACGATGCTGTATTTGACGAATATGCAGTTCGCCGATTCGACCGAGAATTCCGACATGCGTCGTTTCGTGAAGGTCGAATTCCATCCGTCGAAAGGCCGCTCGTATGACGAGTATCATGCGATCGAGGGTTTCTGCCATCGGCATCCCGCAGCGTTCTTCGTCCTGTCATGCCGCCTGTGGGAGAAGTCCGACGTGCCGGAGATCGTAAATCTGAGTCCCGCGCGCAACATCAGCGACGAAATGTACTGGCTGATCAGCGAAATCGTATCCAACGAGGAACAATATGGCGCCTTGGTTGCTTCGAGGAACGATTACCGTAAAGAATTCCATTCTGCGGTGCCGCAGTCGCTGATGGATGTGCTTGGTTTGGAGAATTCGAAAACGAAAGTGCTGCCTGGTGGCCAGTGTCGTGTGGTTCGTGTGGTCGATCGTGAGCGTTTCGACGTGTATCGCAAGGCCGCTCTCGGTACGGAAGCCGAGGAAACCGCCACGGACTGGCGGCAGACCGCATTGTCGAAACCGAACCGCGACAGCCTCATACCACTGGATGATGTCGGCGGCTGTCATGACATGGCCGCATTGGTCGAATCCGCGTTGGACGGACAGGCTGGCTTCGCCCCATGCGAGGGCAAGGCGCGCAGGCAGGGCGGTCCCGTCGACGGGAAGGTCTCATTGTCGTGGAAACGGTTGAACCCTTCGTCCGAAAGCCATGTGGATTCGACGATCGTGACCGAATCGATGGACAGGTATGCGGTCGTGCCGCTCGGCGACTGTTTCGTCATCGACTGCGACAAGCCGACCGAGGATGGCGAGCCTGACGGCTGGCAGTGCTTGCAGGCATTGACCGGCGACTACGGTACCGATAATCTGCCGGCCACGTTGGTCACGAAAACGCCGCATGGCGTGCACCTGTACTATCGCATGCCGGCCGGCATGGATATCGGACTGTTGAAGAACGCGGTGCATGAGCAGAATCTGCCGATCGACCTGCGTGTGAGCAACAAGGGTTATGTGCTTGGCCCCGGCAGCGTCATCGACGGCAAACGGTACGAGCTGGTGGATCTGCCCGCCGGCGTGGTGCCGGAGGCGAGCGAGGCGATCATGCGCATGCTCAAGGATTACGGTTACACGAACGAGCCGAAGCCGGACGCGCCGCAAATGAGTCTGGACGATGTCATGGCCGACAGGCGTGCCACGTCGATTTCCAATGGCATGCCGGATATGACGCCGGTGCCGGAGGGCCAACGCAACAGCACTCTGCATGCGTGGGCTTACGGACGTTTCAAAAACCATCCGGAAAACGAACATCAGATCCACGATGACCTGCTGCAGCGCGGTAGGGATAGCGGTTTGGCCGATGCCGAACTCGACCAGATCTGGAAATCAATCAAACGAAGCCTCAACTAAGGAGGGGTCGACTATGGCAAAGAATATGACTGGAGTGAGCAGTGTGTTAGACCTTCTACCGCATGGCATGGGTCTGTGCGTGGGACTCGACACGAACGAAACATATTACCTGAAAAGCGGATGGATGGGACGCTGGGACGGGATTTACGGGCTTGCTTGCGGATACGAGTCTTACGGAGACGAATATCATGCCGGACACATTACATGGTTTGAAGATCCGAGTCGCATCGCAATCATGAATAGCCACGTGAAGCTAGCAGTCCCATGGGAGGAACCTGAAACCGAAACCACCAAGGAAATGCTCGAAGCCGAGCGGAAGGCGGTAAACGAATGATCGAGACGATCAAGTATGTCGAATGCGCTCACTGCGGAGAACATGTCGGCGCATATTATGCCACCTGCCCATACTGTGGCTACAGGCTTGTGGAGGCGTCCGACGGTTTTTGGAAGCGGCTGATTGGATGAGCAGGAAACCGCCGCAGTGGATGCGCCGGTTCGCCCCGGAAGGCAATCCGGCGCATCTCTTTCCGGTCGTGTGTTCGTGTGGCCGGTGGATTTTCAGCGAAAGGGACGTGGTCTGGCAGTCATGGGATGCCGGCATTATCACCGGCGATGACCTGACCACCGCGATTATCCTCGGCCGGCAGCTCATCCGGATCCGTCTCATCGCGCAGTCGGACACAATCCGATTGGAAACGGTCGCTGGACCGTTAGGTATCAGTCCGGACGGAATATACCTGGGCGCGCACGACTGCGCGCTCATGCCTGTCAGTGTCAAACCCGCCGACATGGGCGGAAGGGAATTTCATTATTCGACCCTTGAGGGGTTCCCGACGATGCGTCCGGATTCTGATAATCCCGACCCGTGGGCGGGAATACCCGAAATGGAACTGATGTTCGATTCAGGATGGCCAAAATGATAAAATCGCAACATATGGGCAAAAAACGGGAAGCAACCACAACATGTAGAGTGTGCGGCGGTGAGTGCCGTATTCAAGCCACGATGTGCGACAAGTGCGAGACCGCTTTGAGGGGATGGATCCACGACTATCCCGTCTGGATTCACGCCCTGCGCGAGTTTCTGGATTCGACGGCGCATTACGGAGGCCACCAGCCTGGACGTGTCAACCTGCCGTCCGCGCCCACGCCGATCAGACTCTCGGTCGTTGACCATCTGCAGGAGATCGAGGATGCGGTGACGGCGTTGTGGTGTCGATTGTATGCGCCGCCGGCCATGCCATGGGCCACAAGCATCGCGGTCCCGCCCATCGTTGACATGCTCAAGGCATGCTGGTCATGCCAGCGTTTGAACCGCCTGCCGGACATCGGTTTGATCTGGCGTGACTGGCAGCGGTTGGCGCGCAAGACGCTGGCCATCATCGACGTGCCGCCATCCAGGCATGGTATCGGCAGGTGCCTGAATCCTCTGTGCGGCGTGGAGCTGAGTGCGGAGGTCGGCGCGGTAAGTGTTGACTGTCCGGTGTGCGGCAACGCTTATCGCGTGGTCGATGTGCGATTGGGGTTCCTGCGGGAGTGCATCGAATCGGGCAGGGCGTTCACGGCTGGGGAGTGTGCTGAGCTGTTGCGCGAGTGTGGGTTCCAGTGCAATGCGAACACGATTCGCTCGTGGCGTAAGCGTGGCAGGCTTCAGCCGGCCGGCGAGAACGAGAAGGGACGGCCATTGTACAGGCTTTCGGACGTGCATCGGCAGGTGTTGCGACGCGATTCGATTTGACAAAATCGAAAGTGCAACGCAGAATTGTCAGTGGATTAGAGGGTTCAAACCGAGGTGACTTGGTTTGAACCCTCACTCATATCCGCCATGGATTCTCCTAACTCCTTGGGTTATATCCCGTCCTGTCCGAACGGCATATCGGACACGCTCCGCCCACTCCCGTCAGAGTGGGCATACCCCAATGTGGCAGGCAAGCCAATCCCGTGCTTCCGTGATGCGGTGATGCTCAAATCCGCCTGCCGGTATGCCTTCGTAGGAATCAGTGGTAGATCGTACCGGCCGCGAGTCTTTATTGGATTCTCTTCCTTGTGGCCGCGTGTGGACGCGGGTTCGAATCCCGCCGAAGGCACCCATGAAACAAACCCGGGGTAGGGGTATTGACAATCCGGGAGGGGCATTCGCAGATGATGGGGAGCCCCTACAAGACACGGGAGTGTCCATATACGGGAGCCCCTATACCGGCATTCCAGCAAGCCAACGGCGAAGATAGTCGTCGGCAAATCCACGGCACCCCGGGTCCCATACACGTGGGAGGCCACATGAGCAAGCGGCGCAACGAGCGCGTCAGCAACGGCTGGCGGCGCAGACAGCTCAGGGCAAGAGTGCTTGCCGCATACGACGTGTGCGCCATCTGCGGCAAGCCGGTCGATAAGACATTGAAGACACCACATCCGATGAGCGCCGAAGTCGACGAGCTCATACCAGTCTCACGCGGCGGCGATCCATACAGCTTCGCAAACTGCAGGCTCACGCACCGCAGATGCAACAGGATGAAGAGCGACAAGACAGACGAACACGCACGAGCGCTGCTGGCTGGCAGACAGGAAGTGAAATCAAGCTCGATGCCGTTCAAAACGTTCGGCATCTGACCCTGATACCACGGTAGGGATCCCGGGTATACCCCCTTACGGGAGCCTCGGGTGCAGTGCCGATATTTCTCTTGAAATTTAAGCGTAACGAATTGTGTTACGCATACGTTGAATGAAAGGCGGAATATGGCCTTTTTCAAAGCGTCAGCATCTGACATAGAACGATTTAATAAATACTTCAGAAGCACTGACCCTAGTAAATGTTGGGAATGGAACGGTGCTCATCACCCAAAGGGATATGGCACATTCCGTCTGGCAAAGACGTCCGTTCCGGCACATCGCTTCGCATATGCATTGACTCATAACATGTTTATCCCAGATGGGATGGTGATTGATCATATCTGTCACAACCGTTCATGCGTTAATCCAGACCATTTGAGAGCAGTAACGGTTCAGGAGAATTCCGAATATCGTGTTTCCTGTAATAAGAACAGCAAATCCGGAATCCGTGGTGTCTACTGGCGTAACGATCGAAAAGCATGGCAAGTTGAGGTTATCAAGAATAGGAAGGCATACAAGAGAGGTCCATTCAAGACGCTTGCACGGGCGGAAGCTGCTGCAACAAGATTGCGCGAAGAACTCGGGTTCCTCACTGGTTTTGGAATGAAGGAAACGCAATGATTTGCGAAGTATGCGGTAAGCAATTTAGGCCAAGTGGCAAGGGCAGCCAACAGAAATATTGCTCCGCGAAATGCAGGCAGAAAGACTATCGGCGTCGGAAAAAGAACCGGCCCGCACAGGACCGGAACAGTAAGCCGCCCGTCAAAGCCGTGGAAACGAAACAGAAGCCGGAAAGGGATCTCGACCAGCGGAGCTTCGAGAGGATGATGGACGGCAGCATGCTGGACATGCTGCGCGCCAACCGCGACCGACTGCAGAAGGCCATGGATGACACGTCCACACCGGCAAACGCACTGCCCGCGATCAGCCGCCAGCTCATCGACGTATGCGAACGCATCGAATCACTCCAAGGCGGCGGTCTGACCGACCTGTTGGACGATGAGGAAGACGAGGTGACGGACGATGTCGGAGCGTCGATTGTCTGAAATCGCCAAGGTCCTCCGCCAGCCGGAAGGCATCGTCGGCAGCGAGTTCACGCGAATCAACAAAGCCGCGCGCAAGGCCGGCATCCGTTTCGACTTGTGGCAGCAGGGCTTCTTGTGGCTTCTGTTCGCCAAGAACGCGGAAGGCAAGTACGCGTGTGGCGCGGACGGCGCCGTGCTGTCCAGCTGCAGGCAGATCGGCAAGACCTTCACCGTCGGCACCGCGTTGTTCCTCAAGGCGATACTCACACCGAACCTGAAAGCCATCTGGACCGCCCACCATACGCGCACCAGCGACGAGACATTCGCGGACATGTGCGAGATGGAGCATAATCCAGTGCTCGGCCGGTACGTGGAACGCATCCGCAGAGCAAACGGCCAACAGGAGATCACGTTCACGTCCGGCAGCCGCATCATGTTCGGCGCCCGCGAGAATGGCTTCGGCCGAGGCTTGCACAGCGTGGACGTGGCCGTGTTCGACGAAGCGCAGATCCTCACAGTGCGCGCGATGGACAACATGATTCCGGTTTTGAACACGAGTCCTAACCCCCTGGTCGTGTATATGGGCAATCCACCCAAGCCGGGAGACCAGTGCGATGCGTTCACGGAGAAACGCATGCACGCGCTGAACCATGACGGGAACCTCCTCTACGTGGAGCTCGCCGCCGACAAGGACGCGGATCCGGACGACCGCGAACAGTGGGCTAAAGCGAATCCCAGCTATCCGAAACGTACAAGCGAACAGGCAATCATGCGCATGCGCAACAACCTGTCGGACGATTCATTCCGTCGCGAGGCGCTTGGCATATGGGATGAGACCGCCACCGCGTACGCCATCAGCCCGGACCTGTGGCAGGCCGCGGCCATCGACGACGTGCCCGAGGGCGGCACGGTGAGCTTCGGCATCGACATGCCTCCGGACAGGAGCGTGCTGACCATCGGAGCCGCGCTACGGTACGCGGACGGTTCGGCAATCATCCAGATGGCGAACATCAAGGACGCGCGGCAGGCGGGAACCATGTGGGCCGTGGACTGGCTCGCTGAACGCTGGCCGAAGACCGCCAGCGTGGTCATCGACGCGCAGTCGCCCGCTATGAGCCTGCTGCCGGAACTGAAGAAGGCGCATGTGAGGGTCACGGTGACGAACATGCAGGAGATGGGCCGCGCGTGCGGACGCTTCCTCGACATGCTCAAGGCCGGAACGCTCAAGCATCCACGGGACGAATACCAGCCGCAGCTGGCCGCAGCCGTCAAGGGCGCGACCACGCGCCCTTTGGGACAGTCCGGCGCGATCGCCTGGAACAAACTCGGCAGCGATGTCGACATCACGCCGCTCGTGTCCACCACGCTCGCCCTGTACGGGGCGTTCACGACGAAACGACATCCGGGAAGACGACAGGAGGTGATGTTCTGATGGTGTTCTACATGGCCGACGGCACAACGGTAAGTGTCGCTCCGAAATTCACCGGCAGCAGCTACCTCGACACCGCAAGCGGAAACGTCGGCACCATCCTCGGCGTCGACGACGAGGACATGCCCATCATCCACGAACTGTTGCGCGTGTGGCGAGAGAAATACCCACGCAACCTGATCCGCGGAGCCTACTACGACTGCAAGGAACGATTCAAAGACTTCGGAATCTCCATCCCCGACCAGATCAAAAACAAGGTCGAGGCGATGATCGGATGGTCCGAACTGGCCGTCCGATCATTGAGCGACCTGAGCGACCTGGAAGGGTTCAGCGTATCCGGCGACGACACGATGGGCGTCAACGACCTGTTCGAGGACAACCAATTGGACGTGGCCACGTCAGAACTGATCGTATCCGCCTACAAGCACTCATGCAGCTTCCTGACCATCGCCGCCGACCCGGAGAATCCGGACCGGATCAGCATGATCCCACGCTCCGCCGACTGGTCCGCTGGAATCTGGGACCGACGCAACCACCGTCTGGCCGCGGCATTGACCATCACCGAGGACGACAAGGACGGACGAATCTGCGCGTTCAACGTGTGGCTCCCCGGCAAGGTCTACGAATGCTCCGGCCACCTGACCCCATGGCGGGCGGAGAAAATCGAAACGAACTTCGACCAGCCGACTGCCGTCGCGCTCGCCTACGACAGGCAGATGGACCGGCCATTCGGCCACAGCCGCATCAGCCGTTCGCTCATGAGCCTCGTCGACGCCGGATTCCGCACCGTGGTCCGCATGGAGGCGTCGGCCGAATTCTATTCCGTTCCGAAACTCTGGTTCATCGGAGCGAACAGGGACGCGTTCAGCAGCAACACATGGACGAGTCTCATCCAGGCGATCAACGCGATCACCGCGGACGAGAACGGAGAGCTTCCCCAACTGCATCAGGTGCAGCAGGCGTCCATGACGCCCCATTCGGACATGCTCAAGACCTTGGCCATGCTCGTCGCCTCGCAGACCCGAGTGCCGGTCGACTATCTGGGCATCACGTTGGACAATCCGACCAGCGCCGAGGCCATGGCATCCGCCGAACGACGGTTGACGCGCATCGCTGACAAGCAGAACGTGGCCTTCGGACGGGAACTCAAACGGGCCATGGGCATCGCCGTGGCATTGCGCGAAGGCGCGAACACGATACCCGACTCCATGCGCGACGTGCATCCGGTATGGGCGCCCACAAGGGAGATATCCGACGCGGCGCGCGCCGACGCGTTCACGAAGATCGCCGACAAGATCACCGGCTACGCCGACTCCGATGTCGGACTCGAACGTCTCGGCCTGACCCGCGAGGAAATCACCCGCCTACGCGCCGACCAGCAACGGCAGAAATCGGAACAACGCATCGACCAGCTCATGGACAGAAGCGCGGCGTCCTCGGAGGTGACGGATGGATCTGAACAATCTGGATCTGCCGGAACCGGCGAAAGCGCAGCTTCGTCAGAAACTGGAGAAACTGCATAGGGATTACGAGACTGATCTTGAGAATCTGACAGACGACGCCACCGACGCGATGGAATCCGCGAAACCGTTGGAACGACAAGACATAGTGCTCAGGTACACCCGCGATGCGTCCGAACGATCACGTAGGTACTACACTGACACCAGGAACCTGTGGCAGAAATACGCCGGCATCAAAATGCCGCCCTACGTTTCATCTACTTGCGACGAATATGAAGTGCTATACCGTCAGGTAGGCGGTTTCACTGGAACCGATTGGAATGGGCATAACTACACTAATTTGAAGCATGGCAACGCCAACGGGCTGACTGTTGAAGACCTTTGGCCCGACCTGAAGACGGTGGACGACTGGCAGCAGTTCATTGCCGACATGATGAGCAGGTCTGTACGATTGACCACGCAGAACAACCGCGACGCCGACGAGACGCATCCTGGATGGGCACGCGTCCCACGAGGCTCCAATCCTTGTGCATTTTGCGTGATGCTCGCCAGCCGAGGATTCGCATACACCAGTGAGGAAAGCGCGGACTTCGGCGGCTCTTTCCATAACGGCAAATGCCGTTGCATTCCCGTGTGCAGCTGGGGCAAGGACAAGATCTTCGGCTATGACCAAGCGAAGTATAAAGCCATGTACGATCAGGCCGTGCAAGCCATCAACGGCAACGCATTGGGAAAGAATTGGAAGTCCTCCGCCGAGGAAGCCGGAATCAAGTTGGATTCGGCCGACGCGAATGCCGTCACATTCGTTATGCGTCATAAGTTCCCTAAGCAATTGAGCGACGGGATCATGCCGAAGAAACGTGCGTCTTTCAAAGTCGAACATGATTTCACCGGCATGCGCGACGAGAAATCATTAAGCAAGAAAGGATGGGATGGAAGGCAGAAGGCGCTTGGCGTCCCAGTAGACGCAGACGTCCTTGAGATGCATGAAATCGTGTTCCTGGAACATTTCAAGTCACTCGGACAGCATTACGAATGGATTCCACGCGATACTTTGGGGCACAAATCGACGAATGACTTGAAATGGATTGAGCAAGACCTTGAGTGCGAGGTTAAGTCATCTCGGCAAAAACGCCCAGACTACGGATCCATTTCGAAGAACATCTCAAAAGCGGTATCCAAAGCCGAGCAGCATGGTGTCGTGAAGGATGCATTCATTGTGGATCTCACTGGATACTCGGCTCCGGAGAAACTGGTGACGCAACTTTCCCGCTATAACGCGCTGCATAAGAAAAACAAGATCAGACGTTTGTTCCTATTGGACAACAACGGGATGAGAGAAATCGAGCTGCAATAAAAACCCGGAGGCACTCCCGCACGAATAGGCTATTATTTCAAGTCTGCACGGGACCTCCGGTACTTCTATTTTACCAAAAACCATTGATTTCGGTGGATTGCCGGAGCAGACGAACGGACCCGACTGTAACTCGGGCGCTTCACAGCCGCGCAGGTGCGAATCCTGCATCCACCACTCGGCCAGCCATTCAGGTTGGCGGCGACCATGCGCCGTATCGCGTGGGAGGACCATACAGCGCACCGTGGCGCGGTCGAACTCGAATCCACGGGAAACAGCAAAGGAGAGCAGCATGTCCATCAGATTCCGATTCCCGGCACGCATCCGTCTCATCGACGGCGGTGGCGACGAGGGCGGTTCCAATGACGGTGGCGACGGCGGTGAGCCGAGGTCGTTCACCCAGGAACAGGTCGACCAGATCGTCGAGAAGCGACTGGCCAAGGAGCGCGGCAAGTACAAGGACTACGACGAGCTCAAGTCCAAGGCCATGAAACTCGACGAGATGGAGAACGCCGGAAAGAGCGAAATCGACAAACTCAAGGAATCGAACGCGGCGCTGCGCAAGCAGATCGACGACGCCGCGGCCGAGAAGCAGCACGCGGAATGGGTGTCCGAAGTCGCCAAAGACAAGGACGTTCCGGCCGAACTGCTGCGCGGCGGAACCAAGGAGGAACTCGAGGCGCATGCGGACCTCCTGCACGCGGCGCTGCATCCGGCATCCAAGCCGCCTCAGGTGAGGAACCAGACGGGCTCTCCATCGCACCAGAACAACAACAAGGACGCCGAAGAGCTCTCGTACATCCACCAGCTCCTAGGCGAATAACCCAACCATCCGAAAGGACAAGCCATCATGGCGATGAAAACAGACCAGATCAAGCTCCCCGTGAGCGTGGCCACCGAAATCGTGAACAAGGCCAAGGACACCAGCACCATCGCGTCCCTGAGCCCCAGCACGCCACAGATCTTCTCCGACGCCGACTACCTCGTGTTCAACGGCAAGAGCGAAGCCGAGGTAGTGGCCGAAGGCGCGGTCAAGAGCAGCTACGAGCAGACCGTGGACTCCGTCGTGGCGAAGCGCTTCAAGGTGCAGACCACCACCCGCGTCACCAGCGAACTCCAGTGGGCCGACGAGGACAACCAGCTGCAGATCATCCGCAGCATCCAGGCCGATCAGGCAGCCGCACTGGGCCGCGCCCTCGACTACGTGATCTACCATGCGATCAACCCCAAGACCGGTGAGGCGCTCTCCGGATTCGACCCATTGAGCACGTCCGCCGTGCAGGTGATCGCCACCGAGGATGAGATCGGCAACGTGGACGCTTTGGCCGGCGCGCTGAACGACTCCTACGACATCAACGGTGTCGCCCTGTCCAAGACCTGGGCGTCCCGCCTGCGCAAGCTGCGCGTCCCCTCCACCGGCATGCGCTTCTACCCGGAGATCCCGCTGAACCTGCAGGCCGGCAGCCTGGACGGCATCACCGCCGCGACCTCCGGAACCGTCAACGGCCGACTGGCCAAGACCCCGACGAAGGTGCTCGCGTTCATGGGAGATTTCAGCCTCATCAAATGGGGCATGGTCCGCGATCTGACCAGCGAGATCATCGCCTACGGCGATCCGGACCAGACCGGCGTGGACCTGAAGGCCCATAACCAGATCGCATACCGCACCGAGGCGATGTACGCGTTCGCGATCATCGATCCGAAGGCGTTCGCCGTACTCAAGGCCACGGAATGAGGTGAACGATGAGTTTCCCCATCCAGACCCTTGTGGTCAATCCGTCAGGTAAGAAGAAGCATACGATCGGACCGTTGGACGCGCAGGTGAGCCTTGTCAACAAGGATGGCACGGACTTCTCCGCCGGATCCAGCGCCTACGAGCTGCCGGCGGCCGGCGAGGACACCCTCGGCGGCATTAAGCAGTACGCGCCCGAACAAGCGATCGGCAACGTCGACAGCAACATCGCCGAGGCCGCGGCGGACACTCCGACCAAGGACGAATTCGACAAACTCGTCACCGCGTTCAACACGTTGGCGAAACAGTTCGACGACATCATCGCCGGCCTCGTATCCGCCGGGGCGGTCAAACTGCCGGACAAGAAGTGACCATGACGGACGAGTCCGACGTGTTCGCCACCTCCGACGATCTCGAACGGAGGTGGCACAAGCTCACCGACGAGGAGCGTGAGAAGGCCGACACGCATCTCGCCGATGTGACCGACTACATCAAGGAACGCTCGCCGAACTGGCGGAGGCTCTGCGACGAACGGCCGCGCCTGTTGGCGAAGATCACCTGCGACATCGTCCGCAGGATCATGCAGGCCGACCCGTACGGCATTCCCGGCGGAGTCACCCAGATGAACCAGACCACCGGCAGTTTCAGCGAACAATACAGTTTCGGCTCGCCGACCGGCGACCTCTGGCTGCGCGACGACGAGAAACGTATCCTCGGCATCAACGCTCAGCGCGCGTTCAGCGTCGACATGGCAACGGGGGAGACGTCCTAGTGGAAACCATCGAAGTGTGGCGCGGCCAGTCCACCACCGACACGGACGGCAACCCCATCCAGGGCAAACCCGCCCGCGTCGGCACGTTCCAGGCGATGGTCGCGCCAACCTCCACCACCGACCAGACCGAGGAGAACGCCAGCCCGCAGACCACCGAATACACGATCCACATCCGCGGAAACCAACCGACCGGCATCCAGGCCACCGACCTGATCAAAGTCAGGGGCCGGCTGCTGCCCGTCAAGGGCAAGCCGCAGGTGTGGGACAACCTCCACGGACGCCACATCGGCGACGTCATCACCGTGGGCGAACGGGAAGGATAAGCATGGCCAAACGATGCAGATTCGTATTCAACCGCAAGGCGTTCAGCCAACAGGTCCTCAAAAACGAGACATTGCGCTCGCGCATGAGGGACGCGGCCAACGAGGCCGTCAACGACAGCCGCTGCATGGTCCGCGACCATGACGGCAAGAACCGCAGCGGCGTGGCCATCCTCTGCCCGGCACCGGTGGAGAAGGCGCACGGCACGTTGGAGGACACACTCGGAAGGATGCACGTATGAGCATCCCCGTCACTCCACGGCGCACGGAACCCCTGCTCCTGCCCAAACTGAGGACACTGTTCCCGGACGTGACGTTCGACACCATCGAACGCAACGACCTCGAACCGCCCTTCACCGAAGCCACCCTGGCCGACTCCATGCAAGGCATGAGCACGCCCATCTCGCAGTACGTGCGGCTGCGGTTGAGCGTGCGATGCATGAGAGAGGACCATACGGGCGACTGGGACAAGGCCGCACGCGTGTGGGCGGCCCTCGCGAGGGAGATCATCAGGCTCGGCCAGACGGCGCCGCTCATCGACGCCTCTCTGGAATCCGGGCCGGTACGCATGACGGACGAGGACAAGAGGCTGGTGTGCGCGTACGGAGTGCTCCTGCTCGAGGTCTCCGTCAACTGAAACACAACCAAAGACAACGTGCCGCCACACGCGAAGAACGGAAAGGTGCAGACGAATGTCTGACAACAACGAAAAAACCACCGTCGCCGCGCAGGGCGCGACCGACTACGGGTACGTGTCCAGCGGCAACACCGCAGGCAACGTGCGCCTGATCAAGAACTACGCGCTGTTCCTGTTTCCAAAGGGCGACAGCACGTTCGTGGCTCCGACCGGAGTGGCCTGGACCCCGCCGGCAAGCAAGAAGCCTATCGGCTACTCCACGGAGGACGGCGCCGTACTGCATCCGGAACCGGGCGACAGCACCGACTACAAGGCCCACAACGGCGACATCGTGCTGTCCGACACGGATCCGGGCTACTGGACCCTGCAGCTCGCCGCCATGGAGGGCCGCAAGGATGTGGTGTCGGCCTACTTCGACGTGGACGTCGAAACGGACGGCGGCATCAGCATCAAGGGCGCCGGATTGAAGAAGGAGTGGATCCTCGTGCTGGTCGCGCTCGACCAGCAGGACCGTCCGTTCCTCCTGTACGGCACCAACGCGAAGGTGAGCGACCGTGACGACGTGAGCCTGAAATCCAGCGAGATCATGAACTTCAGCATGACGTTCAAGATGCTCAAGGGCGACAACGGCGAGCAGTTCCACTCATGGGGCCTCGTCACCGACTCATCCAAGTGAGTCCATTGATTCTTCCCGTGCGGACGATGGCGGTCGGACGCACGGGATCCCTTTCACTAACCGCCACCGAACGAACGGAGCCAACATGAGCGACAAAGAATACCATGTCGTGAACGTAAACCTGGACGACGCGGAGGAACTCAAACCCGACGTGCACCTCGAGGTTGCCGGCGTCAAACTCGACCTGCCGAACCTCAACAACGCGGAACTGCCCATCGAACTCGTCCAGGCCATCCTCCTGGTCAAGAGCAAGCCCGCATTGTCCGACGAGGAAAACATGGCCTGCGTGAGCACGTTCCTCGCATACTTCCAGACGATGCAGCCGAACTTCTGGAACGTGCTGCGCAAGACCAAAAGTCCGATGGCCTACCTCGCCGCGACCATCAAGGCGTGGGCCGACGAATCCGGACTGGACCCAAAAGCGTTTACCTCGCCCAGCTCTGGAACACCCACCGCGCGGCGTTAGCCTACGACTGGATCCGAGCGTACGGGCAGATCTACAGGCCCGTACGCTTCGCCGAATGGCTTGAAGGCCAACGTCCACGAACCGATTGGGGTCTCGCCTGGGCGTTGACCCGCGAAATCCTCAAAGACCATACGAGCCACTCGTGGATGGCGTTGCAGAACGCCGTCTACGCGCCCGACGGAGCCGAACAGGCGGTCTGGACGCTGTCCGGACAACGCAAACGCCCATGGTTCGACCACGAGCACGACCCGCTCCGCCCGCCAACCCCAGCACACAACCTCACCCGCCGTCAACGCGAGGACAGGGAACGGCTCAAAGCCTACTTCCACATCAACGACGACCTCTGACTCCGACCGCCATCGGAATCCAAAACCCATAAGGAAACACGATGGCAGCACAGGACATCGGCGTCGCATACGTCCACGTCGAACCATCCGGCAAAGGATTCGGCAAAAGCATCGAAGGCGACATCGGCGACGCCGTCAACAAAGCCTCCAAGAAAAGCTCCAACACCCTCATTTCGAAAATCGGCGGAGCATTCGGCAAAATCGGCAAGGTCGGCACCGGCGCGATCGCCACCCTCGCCGGCGGCATCACCGCATTGGCCGCCAAAGGCGGCTTCACCCGCGCCCTCAACATCGAGAACGCGCAAGCCAAACTCAAAGGCCTCGGCCACGACAGCGCGAGCGTCACCGAAATCATGAACGACGCGCTCGCATCCGTCAAAGGCACCGCGTTCGGATTGGGTGACGCCGCGACCGTCGCGGCCAGCCTGTCAGCATCCGGCATCAAGGAAGGCGACCAGCTCACCAAGGTCCTCAAGACCGTGGCCGACACCGCGCAGATCAGCGGCAGAAGCCTCACCGACATCGGCATGATCTTCGGTTCCGTCGCCGCCCGAGGCAAACTCCAGGGCGACGACATGCTCCAGCTCATGTCGAGCGGCATCCCAGTCCTCCAAATGCTCGGCAAGCATCTGAACAAGACCAGCGCCGAAGTGTCCGACATGGTCTCGGACGGCAAGATCGACTTCCAAACCTTCGCCGACGCCATGCAGGAAGGCCTAGGCGGGGCCGCACTATCCGCAGGCACCACATTCACCGGCGCCCTGGCCAACGTGAAAGCCGCGTTGAGCCGACTCGGAGAAACAGCCGCCACACCAGTCCTCGACGGCCTGCGCGGCCTGTTCAACCAAGCCATCCCACTCATCGACACATTCACCGCAGCCGTCACACCAACCCTGCAAAAAGTCGGAGCGGCACTCCAACAAGGTCTCGAGAACGCGATACCCGCCACACAGGCGAAACTCAAAAACCTTGGCGACACGATCTCCAACATCCCCGGCTTCCAGATGCTCGCCTCGGCGACGGCCAGCCTCAAAAGCCAACTCACTGGCCTCTGGAACGCAATCACATCACTCATAGGCGGACTCAACAATGGCGGCGAAGCCGCCACAATGTTCTCCACAACCGCCGGCGCGCTTGCGGGAGTGGTCGCTTCTGTCGCGCAGGCGTTGTCGAACGCGGCGGGATGGGCGAAGACGTTCGTCAACACGTTCATCGAGACGGGCGCGTTGCAGCCGTTCCTTGAAAGCCTGACCGGCGTCATCTCCGGCTTGGGCTCGCTGGTTTCCGGATTGGCGGCCGCGGTCTCGCAGGCCTTCGGCTTCAACGACAGCGCGCGCACCGCCGGTTCCGCGGCGCAGAGCTTCGCCGGACTGTTGAACACTTTGACCGGCGTGCTCATGACTGTGGGAGGCTGGCTGCAGTCGGTCGGACAGTGGGCGCAGCAGAACGGTGCACTGGTATCCGGCGCGTTGAAAGCCATCACCATTGCATTGCTCGCGGTCAAAGGCTGGGACATCGTATCGGCCGGATTGAAGGGAGTGTCGACCGCAATATCGGCCGTCACGACCGGCGCGCAGACGTTGACGGCTGCCGCGACCGGCGTTTCCAAAACGATCGATCTGATGATGCAATTGGGCGGTATCGTCCCAGCCTTGAAGGAGATGGCAGGCGGACTGAAGATCGTCACCGCCGCGCAGACCGCATGGTCTGCAGTCACAAAGGCGGCGACAGCCGTGCAGGTCGCGTTCACCGCGGTGATGAACGCCAACCCGTTCGGATTGTTCATCACCGCAGCTGCGGCGGCCGTGGCCGCGTTGACATGGTTTTTCACTCAGACCAAGGTCGGACAGCAGTGGTGGGCGTCGTTCACGTCGTTCCTTTCATCCGCTTGGCAGGCGACCGTCGGCAAGGTCACCTCTATCGGCCAGACCATCGTCACGTTCTTCACCTCGACGCTCCCGTCGGCAGTCCAATCCATAGGACAATGGTTCCAACAACTGCCCGGCAACATCGCCAGCTGGCTCGCCGGAACAGCGTCAGCCGTCGCCTCATGGGCCGTGAGCCTCGGCCAGTCCGCATTGCAGGCAGGCCAACAGTTCCTCACGAACCTCGCCAATGCGATCATGAACCTGCCAGAGACGATCGCCTACTGGCTCGGCTACACCGTCACGTCAATCGCGCTGTACGCGGTCGCGTTCGGCGCGCAGGCCCTCCAGATGGGCATGCAATTCGTGCAGAACGTCGGAACGTTCCTTACCCAACTCCCAGGGAACGTGGCCGCATGGCTCGCCTCGACAGCCGCGAGCATCGGCGCATGGGTGTCGTCCACGGCCATGCAGGCTCTACAGATGGGTACGCAGTTCCTGCAGAACGTCGGCACGTTCCTCATCCAGCTGCCCGGCAATGTGGCCAGCTGGCTCGCGGGAGCCGTAGCCTCAGCCTCGGCGTGGGTCTCCAACATGGCATCGCAGGCCATCCAGGCGGGCAACCGGTTCCTCACGAGCGTGGGCACGTTCCTCTCCCAATTGCCGGGACGAATCGGCTCATGGCTGTCCGCGACGATCTCCAACGTCGCCAACTGGGCGTCCCAGATGGGGGCCAAGGCGTTGCAGGCCGGCAAGCAGTTCGTGCAGAACATCGTCAGCACCCTGTCATCACTGCCAGGCCGCATGCTCAGCATCGGAGCGAACATCGTCAACGGCATCGTCAACGGCATCCAGAGCAAGATCGGCAGCATCGCGTCGAGCCTGCTCTCCGGCGTCAACGACGCCATCTCCGCTGTCAAAAGCAAACTCGGCATCCACTCACCATCACGCCTCATGCGTGACGAAGTCGGCGTGATGATCGGCCGAGGCATGGCATTGGGCATCGACGATTCAGCCGCCGTGGTCAACCGGTCCATGGACTCGCTCGTCTCCTCGATGAGCCTCGACGGCACGGACTGGTCGAAGACCGGACGATTGAACGTCACCACGGCCACGCCATCGGATTCCGACAGACTATGGGAAACCGTCATCGGCAGGATGGACACGCTGATCGAAACCGTCGAAGCGGCGACGGCCGACGACCGGCCGTTCACCCAACGTGACTTCGCAAGACTCGTAAGGAGCGTGGCATGAGAACCCTGAGCTACGTGAGCGGCGCAACAGGCGAGACGATTGGTTTCGAAGGGCCGCTCTACGGCGAGACACTCACCGGACTGCGCGCCCGCGTCTGGGACTACAGCCTCGCCTCACGTGGCATGACGGGCATCACACGCAAGGCACGCGAGGCGACAGTCACCGTGAAGATCCACGATTCTCCAGCCACGCTCGACCTACTGCGCCGCCTCGCGGACGCCGACATGGCATCCGGGAACCCGGGCACGCTCATCGCCGACGGCGAATGGGAAGCCAAAGCGTGGATCACGAAAAGCGAACCGCAATCCATCACGCCCACGATGGTCGAGACACAGTTGACCATCGTGCTGGCCGATGGCGTGTGGCGCCGTTCGACCATGACGCATTTCACGCCGCGATACGATTCCGGAACCGCCGACCTTGACTATCCGCATGATTATCCGCATGATTTCGCCGGCATGGCATTGGGCGCGGAGATCGTCAACGACACGTCCATCCCGCAGCCGGTCAAGCTCACGATATTCGGACCATGCACAAACCCGTACGTCATCATCGGAAACAACCGGTACGAGGTCGACGTGACCGTGCCATCCGGCTCGCGTCTGGAAATCGACGGCACCGGCGATGTCAGGACCGTCACCATGGTCAGCGGCACAGGTCTCGCCACAAACTGCTTCGCGCAGGCCGTGCGAGGGTCGGGCAAGGATTCCGGCCGGTACGTGTTCCAACCGCTCGCGCCCGGAACACAGCCGATCAGCTGGCCGGGAGGATTCCAATTCGACTTGACGGTCTGCGAGGAAAGGAGCGAACCGCCATGGACCTGATCGTCACCGACGCCACAGGCAAACCCGTGGCGAGCCACGCCTCATACACGCTCGACCTCGCGTTCGGTAGCGGGGAGAACGACTTCGACCTGCAGGTCGAAGACGCCGCGCTCAAGGCGGGGAGCCGCATCATGATCGACGGCACCGAGTACGGCGGCATCATCGACGACACGGATGTCGACGTGGACGGAGGCCTGTCCACCGTCACATGGCATGGCCGCGACTGGCATGGAGTGCTCGCCTCGAAGATCATCGAACCGGACAGGAACAACGATTACCTCACCCTGTCCGGCACGATTCCCGTCATCATGCGCACGCTCGTCAGCCGTGCGGGATTGCAAGGCCTGTTCACCGTCACCGACGAAAGCGCCGGCCACAAGACCACCTGCCAGTTCGACCGGTACGTGGACCTGTACAGCGGTCTGGTCAAGATGCTCAGGGCAAGCGGACTCAAACTCCGGTTGCGTAATGACGGCGACAAGGTATCCATGAGCGCCATGCCCGTCCGCACGATCGGCGACAGCATCGACTCGGACCTCATCGACTTCACCGCCAAACAGGCGGCGCACCCGATCAACCATCTCATCTGCCTGGGCAAGGGCGAACTCAAGGACCGTACCGTCATCCACTGGTACGCCGACGCGAACGGCACGTTCAGCCACACGCAGACCCTCAAAGGGCTTGACGAACGCACCGCCACATACGAGTTGTCCAACGCCGAAGCCGACGAGCTCGAGGACAAGGGCAGGCAGAAATTCCAGGAACTTCGGAACACCAGCACCATCGACGTGGATATTCCTGACGGCATCGACGCGGACGTTGGCGACCTGGTCACGGGCCGTGACAACAACACGGGCCTCGTCGTCACTGCCGAGATCTCCAAGAAGATCGTCAAGGTTTCGGGAGGCGTGCTCACCGTCACCTACGAATCCGGAGGTGCCAGCGCCGGCGGCAACAGCGGAGAATCCTCCATCGGGGATGGTGGCCACGCCTACTACGCTGGAGCCGGCCTCAAACTCGACGCCTGGACGTTCAGCGCCGACGTGACCAGAAACGACATCGACTCGCTCAACAACGCATTGTCGGGTAAACAGCCGAAAGGCGACTACATCACCGGCCTGAAAATCGGTTCGGTGGACACGCTCGCCCCCGGTGCACAGGCAAGCGCGTCGCTCACGGGCGCCGGCAGCGACAAAACCTTGAATTTGGGGCTTCCGAAAGGCGACCAGGGCCCGCAAGGCAAGCAAGGAGCGCAGGGCGTTCAGGGAGCTAAAGGCGACGTCGGCCTTCCGGCGCTCGTGATGAAGAAATCCCTCGTCGGCGAATATCCGGTGGGATCCACTTTCACGGGGAACGTGAGCGAGTGGTTGAACCGAACACCACTCGCCAACGAATATTCGACCGCATTGTCAGGTGGCGGAAAATACAGCATCGTCTGGCAGTGCGTTTCACAGTCCGGCAGCCTATTCACGGGAAAGACGATTTCCCGTCAATCCATCATCGGTGAGCAAGGCCCCAAAGGAGCCACTGGAGCCGCCGGGCCTACTGGTCCGCAAGGCCCTGAAGGTCTGAAGGGTGACAAGGGAGACAAAGGGGATATCGGGCCGGCCGGGCCAGCAGGTCCCACCGGGCCTACTGGTCCTACCGGTCCCATTGGCCCCACCGGTCCCATTGGAGCTACCGGGGCCACCGGCCCGCAAGGCAAGCAAGGAGCGCAGGGCGTTCAGGGACTGCAGGGTCCACAGGGGCCGTCCGGTCCGCAGGGCGCCAGCGGCGTGACGGCACCCGCATCAGGATTCTTCACGCTCCAGGTCGATCCGAACGGAGACCTGTACGCCGTATACGCGGACACGGCCACCGCGTCAGAAGCTCCCGTCTCCTACGATCCGACGACGGGCGACCTGTACTACACGATCAACGACGGAAAATAAGGAGCACGCATGACGAAGATTCTGCTCGGCAACGTCAAAGGCCCCAAGGGCGACACCGGACCGCAAGGCAAGCAGGGAGTGCAAGGACCGCAAGGCCCGACCGGGGCCACCGGAGCGACCGGCGCCACCGGGGCGAAGGGTCCAACGGGAGCCACTGGGCCACGAGGACTGAGCCTACGGAAATTCAATGGCGACATCAACGGTTCGGGTGGGGACGGAGAAGTGAGAAAAATTGCCCTATCTGGTATTCAGCCAAATGGAAACCTGCAGGTCGGAGACACCATTTTTGACCAATATCCAGCCGCAGATGGTCTTGAACTTGGGTTCTGGCAGGTCACCGCCATCAACGGTAGCGATGTGACTGTCAAAGGCGTCGGTAGCTACGTCGTGCACAAAGGGCCGAAGGGTGACAAGGGAGACAACGGCATGAGCGTGAGCCAGGCATTCATCGCCGCCCACCCCGTGGGCTCCCTTTACTGGACCACTTCCACGGCCAATCCGGGAACAACCTACGGAGGCACTTGGAAGGAATGCGGCACGACGCTTCCGGGACACATCTACCAGCGCACAGCCTGAAAGAGAAAGGAACATCAATGGCACGAACCACGAACATCACCAGATACACCTGCGACCGATGCCACGCCTCCGCATACCTCGCCGACGGTGACCCACGCACCTCCAGCGACTGGCACGACATCACCCACACCACCGTCGACGGAGTCGCACAGGGCGCGCTCGTCTGTACCGCATGCTGGCAGACGTTCAAAGCGCTGGCAGCCACGCAGGACGCCGCCTACGCCGCATACCTCAACAACACAACAGATGGGAAGGAATGACCATGACCATGAATCTCATCACCGGCAAGGCCGGCGCTCCGCACATCACATCCAGCGACCAAGGAGCCATGCAGGCCGGACTGGTCGGAAACGGCAACTACCTGCTGCAAGGCAGCGACGGCAAATTCCCCGCCGTGACCATGCAGTCAGCAAACAAAGCGCTCATCCCGGTCCTCAACCTTGTGATCGAAGGACGATACGCACGCGTCACCGCGGCGGAAACCGTCACCATCGAAAGCGGAGTCACAGGACGGAACCGCAACGACCTAATCTGCGTGAAATACACGCGAGGTTCGAACAACATCGAAACGATCGCGCTCGCTGTGTTGAAGGGCACCGCCACCAGTGGCACGGCGGCTGATCCCACGGTTCCGTCGGGTAGTATCCTGAACAATTCCGGTACCGTGTGGATTCCGATCGCCCGCATTCCAATCAGTGGCATCACCGCTGGAACTCCTGTCATGCTTGTCAAGCAGTTGCCTCCGATGAGCCAACTGTGGGATTCCGTAACCCAGCCATGGAAACCTCCATACACGAACAGCAGACTCACTCTATGTCGCGTCGGACGCATCGTCACGATCAACGGCAACGTCAAGTTCGACGGCAGTGGACAGCAGAACTACTCGACGGCGAATGAGACCATCCCAGAAGCGTTCCGTCCGCTCGCCGACCAGAGCATCATATCGTTCCCGTCCTGCGGTTTCAGCCTGCTTGTCATGCGTGATGGGAAGGTGCAGATGCTTGGCGACCCGAAATCCGCTTACTCCACGGCGCACGGCTGTTGGATGGCACTGCAATAGCTTTCCGTAACCCTGTACCAGGATTCCAATTGGATCATCATGCGTAACGGCAGGATGATTTTAATCAAGTTCAGTGGGAAAATCGGTTCGGGCAGTTGGGATGCTGTTGAATGTCCGGCAAAGCTCGCGTCCTGGTATCGTCCCATCGTTGACTTGTCGACTGTCTGCCTTGTATCAAATGGGCAAACGTCGCGAAGCCTCACGGCCAGAGCTGATGGAACTATCCGAGTGGCGAACATGGGAAACGTTGGCAGCAATCAGGATTGCGTCGGCACGCTTTGTTTCCCAATCCCATGATTTCTAGCTTTCCGTAGCCCTCACTGCTACCTTTAAGTTTCAGGACACAGGATCGTTTGTTGGCGCCCTATATGGTGGATCCAACACGATTACCGTCAAGGGCAACATGCTGTATGTCGATTTGAGCTCTTTCAAATCAACCGTCGAAGTCTCGAACTATAGGGTCTGGTTATATCAGTCAGGGATACGTCCATCGGCCACAATTGGACTGGGATGTGTTGGATCAAGTCTTGCGGATCCGCACTACAACAAGCAAGCGAATTGGAATCCAGATGGCAGTATTACGTTACTTGGCGGGGTTGGCAGGGATAACATCCTGATACAGCGTTTTTCCATGCCGATTCCTAGTGGAGTGACGTTCTCCTAGACAAGTGGCACCGTGATACAGCCTTCGACCCATCCCCCGTTTGCGCTTACTGTCATCTTTCCCGAGGAACGCAAGGCGATGGTGTGCTGCGCCACCTGCACTTCGACGCCATGCAATCCGATGCTCGAATTGGATACTGCGGCGCAATGCACCTCGAAAGCCGCCTCCAAACCGGCTGGGAGTGTGAAAAGCGGGGATGTCTCCCATTCTTTCGCCGCATTCCAGTCGCTACCGACTCGGATTGCGTGGAATGCGACGATCAACAGCTTGCCTACCAGCGCGGTACGGTAATTCACGTTCCAATTCTGGTTCGATCTGGTGAGGGTTACGGAAAGCTATTAAAAGTGGATTTCCACGATTCCGCCTGTGACAGCCACCTCGGGACCAACGAGCAGGTTGAGGGTCTCGTCCGGCGCGGTCCATACTTGGACAGAACACTGAAGATATGACGGGTGAATA